GATCTTTCCATATTTGTTCATGTAGTCGATAATTCGCTCACACTGTGTCATCTGAAAAAATCTCCTTTCGTCATGATGTCTCCGTCTCCGCAGAAGGGACAGCAGAACATCTTCTCGTAGTTGTGATTTGGAAACATTCCTCCCACTCCGAAGAGATCCTCCATGCAGACGGTCTCCGTGGAAGGTTCATCGAACCAGGTATCACATTGGTTGCAGTAATATGCTCCAATGTCGTTTCTGGTGTGACCGATGAAGTCCCTCAGTCCGATCGGACAGTCTACGAAGTAATCCTCCTCGACTCCAACGACCAGCACGGTGCCCACAAGCATCTCTATCTCTCTTATCAGATAGAAGTTGAAATCTTTCCCCTTCAGCTTCCCTTCCTCATCGCAGATGATGACCGCATCGGTCCCCTGGATGGGATAACATTCGATATATCCTCCGATGGTCTCCTGAAATGCTTTCAGTGTGTTGGCGATGCAGATATACTTCGGCTCCTGCCCCGGTTCCTTGAGAATGGCTCTGATAATGTCTTTCTTCATATTAGAAACCTCCATACTTGGGGGACTTTACATCCTCAGGCTTATAGATGATCTCGTGCTGAAAAGGTCTGTGTGTCATCTCCCTCTGTTCCAGGATCTTGACCCTGCGGTCCAGCTCGTTCTTCTCATATACGAGATGGTTGATGGTCTGTTCCAGGTCTTCGTTATCCTTGGAAAGCATCATGTAAGAGATAACGGTACCGATGAACAAGGCTGCCAAAATGCAAAATACTAAAATCATGAAAATACCTCTTTCCTGTTTTCTCTTGTGTCCTCAATCCCCAGATATCGGAGGATGAGGCTCTGTTCTCTATCCGTGAATCCCGTCTTGAATCTATCCATGACCGTTCTCTTTCCCCTGTTGATAACGAGACCGATCTCTTCGGAATTACGGAAGTGTTCTCTCAGCTTCGGGAAGCTCCCTGACTTAACGCATTTCACTCCCCTCACCTCCTTGTCTCGGAAATGCCCATCAGATAATCGACATTGCAATCGAAATAGGCTGCTATCTGCTTGACCTTCCCAACGGGACACTTGTCGATGTCTGCTTCCCACTTTGCAACGGTCATGGGTGCAACTTCGAGGACTAAAGCCAATTCCCTCTGCGATACTTTCGCCAGTGCTCGCTCTGCCTTAATTCGACTATTCATTAATTCACCTCCCCTCTGTTTTGGTATTGCGTGCAATACTCTTGCCACTACATTACCAATACTTCACAACTATTGCAACACTTTTTTAATTCGTCAGTTTACAATTCTGTTTCAATGCTTTATTTTTATAAGTGAAGTGAGGTGATAAAAATGAGCATTATCGGAGAAAACATAAGGAAATACAGAAAAGCAAAAGGACTCACCCAGGCACAACTTGCCGACCTGATCGGTGTTCATGTGTATGCCATTAAGTCATGGGAAGGCGGCAGATATGAACCAAATGTGAAGAACACCCGTGCTCTGGTGGAAGCTCTTGGTGTGAGTGCCAATACCATCTGCGGATTAGAACCAAGACCTGAGATGGATTACATTCTGGAACATCCAGCAGGAAGATCCGCATTTATCGACGAAGTGATGACCATGCCGGAGGAGAGATTCAAGAAAATCTTGAGATATAGTGAATTCTTAAAGAGAGAAGCATCCGCTGAGGGGACAACGGATGCTTCAGGAAAGTGAGGTAATTATCAATATGATAATTGGTTGCTATAATTATACTAAATATAGTGAGGGGTAACAATTATGTATATATCAATAAATCCAAAGTGGTCGGATAAAGAGAAGAGATGGAGAGTGGACCTGATGCGTAACGGAATCAGGAAGACCTTCAGCTCCTCCGTCCCTCGCTCGGAGGGAAAGCGGATCGTCAGGGAGAAGGCTCTTGAGTGGATTGAGAACGGAGGGAATAACAAGTCCGTCACACTGGAGACCGCTTTCGACCTCTTCGCTAAAGACTACAAGACGAAGCACGGGGAGAACACCCAGCTCACGAGGATCAATTCTGTGGGTAAGTGTCACATACTCCCCAAGCTCGGAAAGTATAAAGTCGGCCAGATCACCCTTGACCAGTGGCAGGGAGTTATAACCGGAGCTCGTCCCGTTGTCAGGAGGAAGCCAGACGGATCGGAAAAGAAGAGACCCACGCAGCTCTCCAAGAAATCCCTCAAGAACATTCGTGAGGTTGTGGTCCTGTTCATGCGTTGGGCCCTTCCCAGAGACTACATGAGCACCGACTTCACATCAGAGCTTTATATCCCTCACGGAGCTCCCACAAAGGGAAAGGAGATCCTGCAGATATCAGAGATCGAGAGATGGTTCCAGAATCCGACTGGACTCTGGTTCGAAAGAGCTCTCATGTTCGAGCTCCTGACAGGACTCCGTCCCGGTGAAGTCCTCGGTCTCAAAAAGGAAGATTATAAGAATGGTATCATCACGATCAGAAGGTCCATCAACGCCCAAGGAAAGATCACGACAGGAAAGAACGATAATGCCAGGCGAAGGATGGAGCTTGTCGGTGAGGTCCGTGAGCTCCTGGAAGAACAGTTGAAGGAAACGGCCGACCTGAAGTCTGACTGGATCTTCTGCTCACCCTTTGGAATGATGCCATCACAGTGGGCATATACGAAGTGCTTCACTCGCATCAAGGAGAAGATGGGTTTCTCCCCTTCCCTGTCCCCGTACTGCCTCCGTCACACCTTCTACACACAAGTTGAGAGTTATTTACCGTCTCGCCTCATCAAGACGATTTTCGGGCATTCTGAAGCGACTGACGGCCATGCCCTTTATGGAGCCCATGAACTCGATGGAGAACTTCATGAGGCTGCGGACCGTCTCAAGGTCACTCCTCTGTACTCGATCAGAAGGAAAGCCATGGTGTAAAAAATGGTGGGAATTTGGTGAAAATGTACGGTGCAGTATTGCACTGAATTGTGAACAAAATCCCCAAAAACAGGCATTTCGGTGCAATTTGGCACTGAATTAAGTGAGTTCAAGTCCCGTATGCTCCACCAACGGAAACCTCGGAAGTATAGAGCTTTCGAGGTTTTTATATTTTTCATGGTGTAAAAAATGGTGGAAATTGAGCAATAAAAAATACCCCGGTGCACGGACCGGGGTAGTATCAATGTATATGAAGTGAATTTTCGATTCAGATGATGGAGCTACACAGAACCGCTGGAGCCGTGCCTCCTTTTTTTACACCTTATTAATATAAGACGCATAGCACCAGCCATCACGGTTGGCGAGCTTAATCATTCCATTCACGGCTCCGCCCTGAAACTCGTGAACAGATCCCTTCGGGAGTGTTCCGATGATAAGCGATTTCGGATCAGATGATTTCCTGATGTTCAACGGGTAAGTCTTCGTTACAATCTTACCCTCCCAGGTCTTCGGTTCTTCCTTGGCAGGCTCCCCACCGGGAAGAGTGATCTTCTGGCCGACCTTGATGATATCAGGATTCTTGATCCCGTTCAGTTTCACCAGCTCGCTGACGGTCGTGTTGTACTTCTTGGCGATAGCTGAAAGAGTGTCACCCTTCTTCACGGTATAGACCGATGGAGAGACCTCTTCCTTCTCCTCGTATCGAAGGACATAATCCCACGGCCTGTTATAGTAAGACCTGACGCAGATCTCCTTACCTGTCTGGTCCCCTTTCTTACCACCTGAAATGGTTCCCTTCTCATTGAGGGAAGCATGAACAAGCTGACCGTCTCCGATATAGATCGCAGTATGCTTCTTCACGTTCAGAAGAATGTCACCTCTCTCGAGGTCCTTTCCGCTGGACAGGGTCACCTTTTTGGTCACGTCCTTGAACCCACACTTTTTGAAAGTTGAGAGCATGTTCCCGGTATAAGAGGCTCCTGCTTCGACGACCTTGATTCCAGCATTCTCCACAGCCGTGATGACGAGTGACGAGCAGTCATAATCATCACCCCATCTGTGAATTTGGTCATATCCGTGAGAATCGTCTTTTGCTATATTCAGAGCAAAAGCGACGAACTGTTCAATCTTTCCCATGATGAATCTCCTCCAAATCTTGAATTCTATGGTTGGCCACTTTTATCTGTTCATCGATAACAGCAGCGTGCTGTTCCAGCTTATAGGTTCTTTCAATGACCTCGTTGTGCTTCTTGACCTGCTCTGTTAGATCCTCGATCTTATACTTTGTCAGATTGCTGGAAGCAAAGACGGAAGCAACAGATCCGATCAGGGTACCCATGAAGGCAATTATGGCCACGACTATCGTCTCACTCATTTCTTGTCCTCCACTTCAGGGAGACCGGTGGCGATAGAAGTCAGGACCGAAAGAATCCCAGCTAAAAGTGAAGCCGATCCAACCACTGCCCAATCAACAGCTTCAAAAAGAGCTGTCGTGCCGATCGTGGCGATGGCAGTCTGGGCCACAGTTCTGAGTGCTCTAATTCCTGCTGAAATCCAAAATTCCTTTGTCATGATTTTCTCCTCCTTATTTCCCAAAAATTGTTAGTATTTCATTCCCAGCAACCGTTGCGTTTGACGTAATATGGCTAAATGCCTTTACTACGGAGATGGTCTTGCTTGTTCTATTGAGTCTGAACAAAATACACGCATTGTAGTTCTCATCGTAGTAATACCCTGCAAAGTAGTCCTGCTTAGCTGCTCCCATCTGAGCGACGTTCAGGTTAGGTATTGTCACCTGAACAGAGGAATAATACGTCTGCGAGGCATTGAAAGAAAAAACGCACAAGAACTCAGTGTACTTGTCTATCCACCTTGAGATATCAATGGTCGGCCATGTAGAACCAGACGACTGCTCTGC